GATTTAGTATACGACCCATTCATGGGTTCGGGTACTACCGCAAAAATGGCTGTTCTAAACAAACGGAACTGGATAGGTTCTGAAATATCAGAAGAATACTGTAAGATAATTGAAAGACGTATAGACAGTATTAGGTGAAAGAGATATAGCTGAGTGTACAGATGAAGAGATTAAGGAATTTAGGAGGATTATAGGATGAAATTAGAAATGAACAAGTGCTACAATGAAAACTGCTTAGATACTATGGCAAAAATGCCTGATGGTTTTATTGACCTGACAGTAACAAGCCCGCCGTATGATAACCTAAGAACCTACAATGGCTATAGTTTCGATTTTGAGGCAGTAGCAAAAGAATTGTTCAGAGTAACTAAACAAGGTGGTGTTGTTGTTTGGGTGGTAGGTGATGCTACAATTAAAGGAAGTGAAACAGGTACAAGTTTTAAACAAGCTTTATATTTTAAAGAAATTGGTTTCAATTTACATGATACTATGGTTTGGATAAAACCAGACCCAATACCACTTACACATAATAGGTATGAGCAGTCATTTGAGTATATGTTTATACTAAGTAAAGGAAAACCTAAAACTTTTAATCCTATAAAAGTAAAGACAAAATACGGAGGTAGAATTGAAAATACGAAAAACTGGAGTAATAAAGACAAAAATCAAGCTATAAGAATTAGAGACGAGGATTTAGTAAGAAAAGAATACAGAATAGATTATAATAATTGGAAGATAAGTGTTAATGATGGAGTTAAAGTAAAACATCCAGCAAAATTTCCTGAAGAATTGTGTGAAAGACACATACTATCTTGGTCAAACGAAGGTGATTTAGTCTATGACCCCTTCATGGGTTCGGGTACGACTGCGAAAATGGCAATTATAAACAAACGGAACTGGATAGGTTCTGAAATATCAGAGGAATACTGTAAAATCATAGAAGAGCGGATAAACATAGGATACAGAGAATTAGAGGATATAAAGTCGCAGTTGACATTGTTTTAGGAGGTTTAGTTATGGATTTATCTTATTTTGCAGAGTGTTCTACTTGTAAGCGAAGTGATAAGCCGAGTAAGTGTACGTGCGGGGGAAAAGGTACGTGTTACTTTTGTTCACAGCATACAAAGTGCGTTGGTTGTGGTAGTTTAATTTGTTTTGAAAAGCAAGGGCTACACAAAGGTTCACAATGGGCATAAGTGTTTGCCGTGTTTTAATGGGGACTGGTAATGGAAATAACAAAAGAAGATGAGAAGGAGTTTTGCGAAATGTTGAATAGAAAAAGAAACTATGTTGAAGAAGGTAGCGTAAACGATGAAAGTAATAGTTAGAGATGAAAAAGCAGGTGTGTATTATGGGGAAATAGAAAGCCGTGATGGTGTTCACTTTGTTATGAAAGATACACGATGGCTTTGGTTTATTGATGGCAGTGCGACGTTAGCTGAACTTGCAATGTACGGTACAAGTCAGCCGATGATGTGTAAATTCTCTTGTGTTGTTGACAGAATGGAATTGTTTAATGTGGTGCAAGTTTTAGAAACAACGGCAGAGGCAAGAAAGAGCATAGAGAGCGTTCCTGTATGGTTGACAAGATAGACGAGTTTTTACGCACTGTGAGTTTTAATGCTAGTAGCACGATTCCGCTTTTTGATGAATTTGAGATGGGCTGGGGTTGTGCTATTGGTCGAGGGGAATCTTTCGGAGGTGGCGTTAGTAGCTCTGGGTGCGTGATTGGTAGCGTTGATTTTGAAAGTACCGTTGATACACAAGGTGTTTTTGCAAACAGAGAACCTGTAATGAGAGAGATTTTCGGAAAGAAGGTGTATCGAGTTGACGGCATACAGTGTATTTTCAAGAGTGTTCACAAAGACTGGGCGGTTGTTGAGGTTGATTTACTGGGTGAGAGAAAAACGCTTTTTCTTGCAAAACTCGGTGGATTTATTTCTCATGGAAATAGTATTCGAGAAGCTTTTGAACAGTTGCAGGATAAGGTGGTCGCTTTAATTCACTATGAAGAGAACAAGGCTTTGTTTATGAAGAGGTTTCCGAAAATGGACAAAAAGTATGCTAATAGCGATTTGATACGATGGCATAGTAAGGTTTTCGGTGCGTGCGATGAGGGTACGGCTTTATTTTTGAAAGAAAAGCGTATTCCGTATTTTGGAAAGACGACACTGGTTGAGTTTTTTGATACAATTCGAGGTGGATTTCACTCGTGGTTAGTTGCTGATTTAGAAAATGAATATAAGAGGTTGTAGTGGCAAAATTTGGTATTCCATATATGGGTAGCAAGTCTAAGCTTGCGTTGGATTTAATTGGTGCTATGCCTACAGGTAGGCGATTCGTTGATTTGTTTGGCGGTGGTTTTGCGATGCGGGATAGTGGTTAAATAACGATTAGTAAACCTGCCATGCCTCTTAACAATGCACAATTTTGGCAGGTCTTATCGATGGCACTTCTAGCGAGGTGCCTTTTTTTGTACACTTGACAATTTGAATATAGATACTATACTATATATTCTATGAAGGAATTAGCAGTTAAAGAAAAAGATGAATTACTCGTACCTGCTCTTGGTTTAAGGGAAAGTAAACAAACTCCTTCCGACACGCTTCTAGATTATCTTGCGATAAACGATAAAAAGATAAAGATGATGATAGACGGTGAGGAAAAAACCGTTATTGTAGACCGAATGTCTTATCTTGCAAATCACATCACAAGCAATCTAATCAAGGAAGAGAAGGAGCTGGAAGAGTACCAAACGGCTGACGGTGATATTGACGTTAGAGAAGTTGTTACAGAGAAATTAGACAGAACACTTATGAAAGCGATGATAGACCTTCTTAAAATAAAAGAAGATAAAAACACGTCAAATGCAAGCTCTCGAGTAGATACGTTAATAGCCTTGCTTCTTGAAAAAAGAGGTAAAGAAGATGAGGGGTTTGTAGAAAGTCTACTTGCTAAAAAGGCAGAGCAATGAGCATAAACCTCGCACAATACAGAAGATTATCTAAACTCTACTTTGATGACCCTATAGGCTTCATAGAAGATATTATTTGTTATGAAGAGAAGCCTGATAGTGAAGGTGTAAGTAAGCTTTTAAGAATAGGACAACAACAAAGAGAGGTTTTGAAAGCCGTTGCTAAGTCTGGTAGGGATAGAAAATACGTTGCGGTTAAGTCTGGACATGGTACTGGAAAAACGTGCGTAGCTTCATGGATAGCGTTGTGGTTTGTGTTCACAAGGCATAATTCGAGGGCAGGGATATTAGCTCCAACGGAACGGCAGGCGAAAAGTTTGTGGGGTGAAATGAAGTTTTGGATAAATCAATCACCTTTACTTCCTGACTTCTTTGATTACGGTGCTGAAATAATCGGTGTTAAAAACTTTGACGGCTCTAAAGACACGCAAGGCAACTGGCAAATGGAATTAAGGACAGCTAGTTGTGCTGAAAACGTTGCAGGGCTTCACGGAAAAGGTGGTACACTCATCATTGTAGATGAAGCAAGCGGTATCACTGATAAGGATATTATAACAACGCTAGAAGGTGCGGTATCTGATAAAAACTCTATTTTTTTAATGATAGGAAACCCTACACAGTTGTTTGGGGAGTTCTATGACGCTTTTCATAAATCTAAAAAACGCTACAGGACGCTGACACTCTCTTGTGAACACAAAGACTATCGAGGGGATAAACAATACGTTCGCAATATGCTTGAGAAGTTCGGACGGCATTCTAACGAGTATAAAATACGTGTTCTCGGTGAGTTTCCTTCTTCTGAAAGTGATAGCTACATTTCATTACAAGAGCTTACTTCTACATACAATCAAGAAACAAAACGACTTATGATACCGATAATTAGTGTTGACCCTGCTGACTTTGGTGCTGATAATACAGAAATTTGTGCTGGGGTAGGCAATCATATTTACTACTGGAGAAGTATAAAAGGTCGCAAAGACGGGCATGATAACGTAAGGGCGATTCTAGATTGTGTACGGCATTTACGAGAAAACTCCGAAGAATACGGCTTTCCTAGAGGTATGGCAATAGAGGTTATAATTGACGTTAATGGAGTTGGTGCTTCTACAAGAGACGTTTTGAAACAATATGCAAGAAGAGAAAACTTAAAGATAGTTGAAAATAAAGCTCAATGGGCAGGAGACGCAACAGCTGAAAAGATGGCTGATTTACTCTGGGTGAAAATGAGTGAACAGTTGACAGAACTATGTATACCGTTTAATAAGTTTGTAGCAGGAAGTAAAAACGAGTTAAGTAATAAAGATTTTTTTGATGGTGCTGATGGGCTAGAGCGAAGTATTTGTTCAAGAAAATACTCAATACCAAACGGAAAAATAGTGTTAGAAAGTAAAGATAAAATGAGAAGTAACGGAATGAGAAGCCCTGATAAAGGCGATTGTCTTGCGTTATATTGTTTTTTACTAAGCAAACACAAGAGGGCGAAGCAGGGTATTTTTGGCATGAAAACAACATCGTTTAAGATAAACCCTGAAGGAGGGCTTATATGAGATTAAGAGATATTATATTTAGAAACAAAAAGAAGGCAAGCTCGGAGTTAAAGGGCGTAGTATCAAATGCCGAAGTGGACTTGATTCTTGACCACAGGATAGACGCTGAAAAAATACGTAACATTTGGAATAATTATGAAAAAGATTATAAGCTTTCTGCAAGCGTTGTTATTTGCGGTATCAATGCTTTGGTTGACTATATTGGGATACCTGTTGTTACTGGCGGTGGTCGCAATAGGGATAAGATACAAAAACACGTTGACTTTGTAGCAAATTCTGTTCATAAAAAAGGCTTTGTAGAAGGCAACTTCTTCTTGTGGGCGTGTTGGAACGATAAGAAAAACGATATAGACAATATTATTTATAACTTTGAAAGCATGAGAAAACCTGTATTTGATATTGATACAAAAGAGCTTTTAGAGGTTTCCTTTGAACACGACATAGAGTTTAATGACGCTCAAGGGAACAGAAGGCGGTGTAGAAGGATACGGCGGTTTACACAAACACATATATACACTCGCTATGAAGGGGATAGACAAGAAGGAAAAGAGGATACCGTTATAGCTCATAACCTCGGAAGGCTACCTGTTGTTTTCGTGCGATATAACAGAAGCTTAGAAGAGTCTTATGGACATGGGCTTATAGAAGCGACAGAGCCTTATTTGCGAGTGCTCTCTTCTGTATTGCTTAATAGAGCGATAGAGGATAGAAGAAGCTCAAGGCGAAAGCTAAACATAACAGCAAGAGACGCTGAATCGTGGCTTGCAAATACAGCTATGGTAAACGGTGTAGACACTAACGGCATAGACCTAGAAAGTTTAGATATTTTATTTAATACTATAGGCGATGATGGAGTTAAAGAAGAGTCTAGTTATATAAACGTAACGCCTTCTGCACAAGATTCCCTTGAAATTGCGAAAACAATGTATGCGTGTATACGTGAAATTATGGGTACTCCTGAATGGATATTCCCTTCTAAACTCGGTGCAAGTTTTGCGTCCGTTGAAGCACAAGTACCTTCTTGGATACAACACATTGAAACGTTACGAAATAATGAATGGTATACAAACTGGATAGAAATATTAGAATTATATAACAGGACGTTTAGCTTAGCACAAGGTACAAGTGTTAAACCAATAGACCTACACTGGAAACGGCTAGACCTTGAAACTCCAGAGTTACGTGCAAAGATAGTTAATTATATGATAGCAAGTATGAAGCTTGCCAAAGAAAACGCTCTTATGACTGATGAGGAAATAAGAGATTATTTAGATGAGTACTTAAATGATTTAGGAGACTATGCTTCTCTTTCAAAGGCAATGCCAGAGATGATGGAGCGGTTAGCTGAATTAAGTAGTGCAAAAAAAGGTGGTGAAAATGAAGATAGAAGCGACAGGAACAGACCAACCGAAGGTGAAAATCTTATCACAAATGAAAACAGGGATAAAACTCAAGCGTAAGGTAGGCATGTTTATAAGCATTGTTCTCTTACTAAAGTATATCCTTGCGGTATTGTTTTTCATACCGATTTTGTTTGATATTCACTTCGTGGCAAAGATTTCTCTTTTAGTTTTAACGGTGGCAACGCTCTGTAGCTGTTTTCTGTTATTGCGAAGGCTGGGAGATTATAAAATA